ATTATGGCTTGTGAAAATGGAGAATGTGTAGTTTATGAAGAATACGACAAAGGAAAGTACATCAAATTGCTCTCCGAATATATTAGAACATTTGTTAGAGATAAATTGGAACTCTATGGAACCAAATAAAGAATTAGAACAGGCAATAGAGGATAAGTTTCTAACTCCTTCCAAGTTTTCTCTAGAGATAGAGAAGATTGTTGTGGATGAGAATATGAATTACATTGATGCTATTGTTCATTATTGTGAGATTAATAAGATCGAGGTAGATTCTATTACGAAACTAGTATCAAAACCCCTCAAAGAAAGATTGAAGTATGATGCTATCAATCTTAATTTTATGAAAAAAACGTCGAGGGCAAAACTTCCCCTATGAGTCCTTTTGAGTGTTATCAACATTATCTTTCTCTCAAAAGTCATTTTACAAATCCAAAATACGATTTCTTTAAATATGGTGGGAAGTCTAGAGCAACTCTGACTTCCTTCAACAAACGTAAGGATAAGTATTGGTTTGAAAAAAGTTCAAGAAAGTACTCTGATAAGGAAATTGTAGATTTTCTTGTATCAAATTTTGTTTCCACAGATAATCCCCAAAACTTATGGATCGGAGAAATTATAAATTCTGGAGAAAGAACATACGTCGAGTGGATGAAACGACGGCAGAGTTTGACCTACTTGTTCAAAGAACAATCGGAAGAATTGTTCTCGGAGATAAAATTAGAAGATGCTTTCAACTGTTCGAAAGGTCATCCACCAATTCTAAAAAAATTCCTGAGTGGGAAGATTGGTATTGAAACTCTGGTGATTTATGATATAATATTCATGTTTGGTGATGTGTTTGATAAAAAACTTCTGGATCCTGTATGGGAAACAGTAAGTTTAAAAATTAAGAAGTACAAACCATTTCTAAATATTGATAAGTTTCAGTACAAAAAACTTCTACGGGAAATAGTAAATGAGTAAATTCTTTGACTCTGAGTTGATTCAAGATGAACTTGAAGAAATTAATGAACTTCAAAAGTTCATTTACGGGAGTATCCTGTCTTTTGGTTCTATGACTCGTGAAGATAAACTGGAACATATTGATAAACTGTCTTTGTTGTTAGAAAAGCAACGCATCATGTACACAAGACTTTCTCTTTCTGATGACTCACAAGCAGTTGAGATGAAAGAGAATCTACGCAAATCTGTGGCTCTGATGGGATTCCCACCAGACACAGATATGAACGTACTGTTCAATAGTATGACTAAAACAATTGAATCTCTCAAACAATTTATTGACAAGTGAGATCATTTTTGTTATAATATCCAAGTAAATCCAAAACACCCAATTTACACAACGAATCCAAATGTCTTTTTCTGATCTTAAGAAACAATCCAAACTTGGTTCCCTGACCGCAAAACTGGTCAAGGAAGTCGAAAAAATGAATAATACCACATCATCTGGTGATGATCGTGTATGGAAACTTGAATGCGATAAGAGCGGCAACGGTTATGCCGTCATTCGTTTCCTTCCTGCTCCTAACGGCGAAGATCTGCCGTTTGTTAAGTTGTATTCTCATGCCTTCCAAGGTTCTGGTGGTTGGTACATTGAAAACTCTCTCACCACTCTGAACCAAAAAGATCCAGTTTCGGAAATGAATTCTGAACTGTGGAACAATGGTACAGATGCTGGTAAGGAAATTGCCCGTAAGCAGAAGCGTAAACTGACTTATGTAAGCAACATCTATGTGGTCAAAGATCCTGCCAATCCTGATAATGAAGGTAAAGTATTCCTTTATAAGTTTGGTAAGAAAATCTTTGATAAGATCACTGCCGCAATGCAACCTGAGTTTGAGGATGAGACTCCTATCGATCCTTTTGACTTCTGGCAGGGTGCTAACTTCAAACTGAAGGCAAAGAACGTTGCCGGTTATCGCAACTATGATTCCAGTGAGTTTGCCGCACAAGGTGCTATGCTCGACGATGATGATGCGATGGAAGCAGTGTGGAAGAAGCAGTATTCTCTTGCAGAACTTGTTGCACCTGATCAGTTCAAGTCTTATGATGAACTGAAGAAGCGTCTTGATTATGTGCTTGGTAACAAGGGTGCTCGTCGTCAAGATCCCGAAGTTGCCGATGAGGAATCAACTTCTCGTGGTTCGGTTCGTGAACTCGATGAAGATCTTCGTACAGAACTGAAGAATCTTGCTCCCACTAAGTCTTCTTCTTATGATGAGGATGAGGACGATGATACTCTGAGTTACTTTGCAAAACTTGCCGAGTGATAAGAGCGGGGAGGGAAACCTCCCCTTTTTTATGGCATTGTGACTCTAGTGTTCTCGGTACGAATTAGAGTCTTGTCAACATATTGTGAAGACTTATCATAATACATAATTCTTCTCATATCGTTTAGATATTGTTGAAGATAACCTTTCTTTAAAATATAAATTGATCTTTTCTTATTATTTTTAAGAACTTCGTATTCATAATTACTGATACCAACAACAGGATTTAATGTTGCTCTATAATCATTAGGATTTTGAATTGTAAAATTTGAATCGACAACATTACCAGCAGGAAGAATCAAACGACCTTGTGAATCTTTAACTTCTCTAGTCTCATAATGGTGAATTGAGTTTAAGTTTTCTCCATAAATGTCTTCGGTATAATCATAAACATCTCTGTCGGATAGCGGCCATTCGTTTCTTACGTTTACAATTCCTGCAGTTAGAATCACAACCCAATCTAAATCTGCTCTACCATAAAATTCTTCTGCAACAGTGTCTGGACGAGCACCATCAGGAATTTGGTACTTGTTAAAGAGTGTAAAAACATTTTGTAAGTCATCACGAAGTTTGATTCTACGAAATAAATTCTTAGCACGAACATATGAATCAGAAGAATTTCTGTCTGAAAAAGGTGATTGATATTCTAAGTCTGGTAGTTCTCTAAAGTATCCCATTAGTATCCTACTCCAATATCATTCGAATCATCATAATCACTAAAGTAAACTGGATTCAATTCTTGAAATGATAGTGTAAGTTTCATATGAACAGGTGTTGCATCTTCATAAGTTGCATAAGCACCAGATGCAGTATAGTCAACTGCCATATTTGTCAATGCACATGGTTTAAATGAATGTAAGAATGGATGTTTTTTATTCCCACTTTTATATTCTAGTTGAAATACATTTGGAGAATCAATAAACAATCCAGCACCAGCACCACTTGAGGTTCTGGCGGCCATTGATTTTTTAAATGCTCTTATAATATTCTTAACAGATCCTGCTTCTGTTTCATCTCTTGGTGCAAGATTAAATGAAAAATTAAATGATCTCAACGTAACTCCTTTGAATAGGAGTTCCATATTTGGATTAAGAACTTTACCTTCTGATCTGGAAAGAAGACCTTCTGCACTTACATTCGCATTAAGGGAATTGGCTGCCTTTGCTGCAAAATAACTGGTAACTAAATCTTGTCCATTTCCGCTTGTGGCAACATTTTTTATTGCTGATGTAATATCTTTAAATCCTTTTTCAGGATCTCCTGCTATAGCCTGCTGTGCCCCACCAACTAGTCCCGCAGCTAATGGATTTAAACTATCATCACCCCAATCAACCATATTACTATCACTAATTCCTTGTGGCATGGGAAGAAGAATCTGATACAATGAATTCTTTAAATTCAAACTTGGACCTAATGCCTCAGTGGAAGTTCTTTGAATAAGATTTGATGGATTTGTACTTACACCTGGAGGGGCATACTTGACGACAAGAATCTGCAGATAATCATCCGAAGCATTTATTTTTTTTAGTGGATATCTGAGAGTTTCCGCCATTTAGATTTTCTAACTATTTAGACTATGTTGACATCTTTTTCATATATGGTACATCATGAAGATAATCAAATTCTTCACCTCTTTGAACTCTATGAAATGAACTTTCAACTCCTTCCCAAACATAATTTCTATGATCGGGCCAATGAACATTATATCCTTTGAATCCTGATAAACTAATTGATTCAACCATTAATAATGGATGTTGATCATATCGAATTCCTGGTGTTTTTGCTGTATAAACAAATGTGTATATATTTCCTGGTCTTGGATATTTTTCAGTATCATCAAAAACTTCCCGAATAACTGCCATAATTTCATCTGCGGTATCAATTCCTTGCGAAATTCTTTGCATCATCATTTCAACTCTGCTTAATTTTTTAGTTGGCGGAGCAGAGTTTTGATAATCTCTATCAGATTTTATGATCGAGATTAATTTTTCTTTTGTTAATTTGTCATAATTTCCAGTAGATCCTTGCCCAGAATCTGTCTTATAATATATGGTATATTCTTTTGCAATATCAACTAATTCATTTTTAGTATATTGTTCTAATGATTTTTCGTATCCTGTGAGTGCCATTATTTGATACCTAAGTGATCTTCTGTGAGAATTTTAAACTCATATCCTCTATCAGCACACCATTCTTTTGCTACCTTCCACTTTGCCTGATTCTTTGCATACTCAACCACTTCGTAAATATATCCTTTTGTCTTTCTTTTTTGTGGAATTGGTTCTACTGTTTGTTTTTTGGGTTTAATTTCTATGATACATTTTTTAATTTCACCACTACTTTCCCTTACTTTAATATAAAAATCTGGAAAATATCTATGAATCTTATTATCGATGGGAGATCTATATGGCAATGCAATTTCTTCACTTCCCCATTCAAGAATATTTTCATTAAGATCACAATACTTCATAAACTTGCGTTCCCACAAAGACCTATAAATAATGTTACTATGATCTCCTCGGTACTTCTGGGGATTAGTTGGTTGATATTTTCCCTTATATGACATACATACAGTACATAAGACCTTAACAGTATTTAGAGTGTCCATAGCACGTCCTCGCAGAATATCAGAAATTAAACCACTTTTTGGTAATCTGGCACAAACCAGTCATTATCAAGTAATTTTTGGGGGATTGCAACCCCCTCTTCAAACTCACTTATCTTTGAGAGGTGTTGATTGGAGATTTGTTGTTGAAGATGCTGGATTGTTGTGCTCTTCTGCATCATTGCCAGGTAGTTCTCTTGGAACTGCTGATATTGTTGGTGATGTTACGGGTGTCACTGAGAAGATGGCTCATACTAGAATATTTACTCCAATTGATTTAACATTTTATGTTGATAAAGAATATAAAATGATTAAATTTTTAGAACATTGGATAGAATTTATTGCTAGCGGATCTAGATCAATTTCTATCGATAAGGGATATTTTTTCAGGATGAAGTATCCTGCAGATTATAAGACAGATGCAACTAGAATTTTGAAGTTTGACCGTGATTATAATAATGAGATTGAATATAATTTTGTCGGATTATTTCCAACATCAATGTATTCTCCAACGATAGCATACAATGATTCTCAAGTATTGACCGTAACCGCATCATTTAGTTATGAAAGATATGTTTGCGGTTCTATTAGAAGTTTGGATGTAAGTTACCTAAGAGATAATAATAAGAAACCTCAAAATATAACAGCATCGAATTATGCAGATGCATCCAATAATAATGGTAGACTTGCAACTGGAAGAGATGAATTAATGTGGAGAAATCTTAATCAGGGTACTGGAAGATTGGATGATCCAAGACCTAGAGGAATTGGTGGACCTATTAATAATGTTAATGACATCAATACTGCCAATGCTGGTAGAAGTTCATCTAATCGTTCCAATTCATCAACATCTAAAAACGTTAGTGGATGGTTTACTGTAACATAAATAAAAGCACCTGAATTCTATAGGTTATTATGCCTTTACCAAAAATTGCGACTCCAATTTATGAGTTGGAAATTCCATCATTAAAGAAAGCAATTAGATATCGTCCATTTTTAGTTAAAGAAGAAAAGATCCTCATCATTGCAATGGAGAGTGAGGATAGTAAGCAAATTGCAAATGCAGTTAAGACAGTAATTTCTAACTGTATTTTAAGTAAAGGAATTAAGATTGATGATCTTGCCACGTTTGATATTGAATATTTGTTCTTGAATATTCGTGGTAAGTCGGTTGGTGAGACTGTTGATATATTAATTACTTGTCCTGATGATGGTGTGACAAAAGTTCCTGT